GCAAAGACAGGTGCCGCTATATATAATATGTATCGTGCATCAGTAGACTCTCGTTTCCCAGACTTTGGTAAAGTTATTCTTCTTTCTTTTCCTAGATATAAAAACGATTACATTCAAGAAAGATACAACGCTGTTGTTGCAGATGTGGAGACGGTAGTCCGTGATCACAAATTTAAAATGGATGAAGATCTTCCAGACGGAACGGTAGGTAATGAGTTTGAGATTCAATGGGAAGAAGACCATATACTTTCATATAAAATTCCTAGAGTATATGCTTTAAAGAGACCAACTTGGGAAGTTAATCCAGTAAGAAAGATTGATGACTTTAAGGTTGCATTTTTTACAAACCCCATGGACGCCTTATCACGTTTTGCATGTATGCCACCTGATGCAGTTGATGCATTCTTTAAGTCAAGAGAAAAGGTTGAGAAGGCTTTTAATAAAGCCCACCTAGCGGTAGATAACTTCGGTAGATTAGAAGAATGGTTTATACCAGATCCAGATAAGGAATACTTTATACACGTTGACCTTGCTCAAAAGCATGACCATTGTGCAGTTGCAATGGCTCACGTTAATAAATGGGTTAACATAAAAGTAACAGACACTTATTCACAGCCTGCACCAATTGTTGAGATAGATGCAGTAAGATATTGGACACCAACAAAAGATAAGTCTGTAGACTTTACAGAAGTTAAAGACTATATTCTTTCATTAAAAACACGAGGATTTAAAATTCGTGTATGTACCTTTGACAGATGGAATTCACATGATATGATGCAACAACTAAAACAATACGGCATCAATACAGAAATTCTGTCTGTCGCTAAAAAGCATTATGATGATATGGCAATGGTTGTTGCCGAAGAAAGAGTAGTCGGGCCACACATACCACTGCTTATAGACGAACTATGCCAGCTTAGAATTATGAGAGACAAGGTTGACCACCCAAGAAAAGGTTCTAAGGACCTAGCGGACGCAGTTTGTGGATCAATTTATAATTCAATAAGCAGGAGCAAATTTGATTCCAATCAGGAAGTTAATATACACACCTATGAGTCAATGAGTTACGACAATGATTTTGGAACAGAGGCAGACGGAGAAACAAATTCTTATAATATGATTAGGGCTCCGAGAATGCCAGAAAATTTAAAAGACGCAATGGACAGGATGCAAATAATATGAGCACGTATCAAGAAAAAGCAAAAGAATGTAAGTGTTGTGGCAAGCACGTACCGCTACCTACTGTATTAAAAGAATATAATGGAATAGTTATTTGCCCAACTACATTTTCTAATGTAATAGAATATAAAAGAATATGGAAACTCGCTGGTCACAGGCCAATGGGGAATATAAGAAAACATTTTTCAGATTATGTTCAGCAAATAGTAGAAGAAACTATTGACAAAAATGAAGACGGCACGTTATAATAGACACCTAAGCAACAATAGCTTAGTTGGTTAAAGCCCCGAACTCATAATTCGGTAATCGTAGGTTCAAGTCCTACTTGTTGCACAGGGAGACGCTATGACAGAAGACGAAGCAAATGATGCAAGGCTTGCATACTACTTAGAAATAGGTGCCGTAAGTTTTGAAGGTGTTGATGAAAACGGAGAAATAATTTATTCAATTAGTGATAGTGCAAAAGAATTAGCTCCCGAGCTTTGGCAATCACATATAGACTATGTAGATAGGTCTTTAATGGGTTTGTATGAAAAAGGTTTTGCCCATATTGAGTACAATGAAGATTTAGAAGCAATTATTAGCTTAAGCCCAGAGGGCCAAAAGCTTGCAAAAGAAATGGGATTGATTGAAATGGATCTAGATCAAGATATTCCAAATGATTAGTCTATGCCTTCGTAGCTCAGGGGATAGAGCGAGACTCTTCTAAGGTCTGCGTCGCAGGTTCGATTCCTGCCGAGGGCACAATGCGGATGTTGCATATTGGTAGTGCCTCTGCCTTCCAAGCAGAAGGGGTGAGTTCGATTCTCATCATCCGCTCAAATAAGAAAAATGCTATACTATAAACAAGTCAACTAAAATAAAGGAGAAAAAATGGCAGCAGAACAAGGATCAGCAGCAAGATTAGTAGAAGTGGCATTAGCCGAAGTTGGAACTATTGAAGGACCAAAAGATAATGAAACAAAGTATGGTAAGTTCGCAAAGGCAAACTTTCAGCCATGGTGCGGATCATTCGTTATGTGGTGTGCAGATCAAGCAGGAGTAAAAGTTCCTAACACTGTATATACACCAGCAGGAGCGCAAGCATTTATTAAAGCAGGAACCTGGCAGATGGCAGAAGTAGCAACTCCAGCAGTTGGGGATATTGCCTATTTTGATTTCCCATCAGATGGTGTCGACAGAATTTCTCACGTAGGAATTGTTGTTGCAGTAAACACAGACGGTACAGTAGATGTTGTAGAAGGAAATACCTCTGGAGATAAAAAAGGCGATCAGAGAAACGGCGGAGAATGTTGCCTTAAGAATCGTGCTTATAAGAAGAAGAATGGATCAAAGCTTCGCAGAAGCCAGATAGTAGCTATTGTCGGATTTGGAAGACCATCATTTGGCAAGCCAGTTGCAAAGAAGGCGGCCCCTGTAAAGAAGGCGGCAGTAAAGAAGAAGTAATGTACGAATACCATGTTAAGAAAGTAACTAACGTAGTAGACGGAGATACTATAGACGTAGATATTGATCTAGGTTTTGACATATCATTTAGTTCAAGAGTTAGACTGGCTGGAATTGATACTCCAGAAAGCAGAACAACTAATAAAGCCGAAAAGGTTTTGGGGCTTGAAGCTAAAGAGTATGTAAAGTCTAAGATTAAAGACGCTAAAGAAGTTGTCATTAAGACAGAGAAGATGGACTCATCTGAGAAATATGGACGCATCCTTGGATGGCTATTTCTAGATGGATCTAAAGTATCAGTTAATGAACAAATGATTGCCGATGGATATGCCTGGGGATACCTAGGGGATACCAAGGTAAAGGACTTTGAAGCACTTGCTAAAGTAAGGGCTAAGAAGAAATAGACAAGATATAAATATTTTGCTATAATAGTATACGGACTGCTCAATAGAGGGTCCGTATATTAATTTATTCGCTTGAAAGGGGAATAACATGGTTAACACCGCATTCACACTGGATCTTTTTAAGGATCCATTTTTTATTGGCTGGGATCGCCAATTTAGAGATCTCGAAAAGGTAATGCATAATTCAACAAACTATCCACCATATAACTTGGTAGAGGTTAGTGAAGATACTTATATGATTGAGCTTGCTTTAGCGGGATTCAAGAAAGAAGACATTGCTATTGAACAAGAAAAGAATGTATTAACAATTAAAGGTTCATCAGTAGAAGACTCTAATAAGTATATTCATAAGGGAATTGGTGCAAGAGACTTTACTAGAACATTCTCTCTATCTGAGTATATGATTGTAGCAGGAGTCACAATGGAAAATGGAGTACTTCGTGTACTTGTAATTAGGAATGTACCAGAAGAGGCAAAGCCTAAGAAGTTTGACATTATGGATTCATTTACACCAGATGAAGTAGTCGCACCTAGTGCAAATAAGAGAAAGAAATAGTATAATTGAACTCTGCACCCCTTAATCGGGGAGTCGCAGATAGCGGGCCGTTACCCGCAGGATGGACCTGAGTACGTCCTCAAACTGCTCACTAAAATTTAAGGATAGGTAATGCCAGTATACGAATACAAATGCTCATATGATGATGCACATCCAACGATGTCAACTCATAGATCAATTATGGATGAAGATCCAGGATACACTTGTGTTGAATGCGAGGCGGGAATGACAAGACACTTTACACCATTTGGTGTACAGTTTAAAGGTAATGGCTTTTATAAGACAGATAATCCCAAATAGGGTATAATTTATATGTGGGAATCCCCCAACATTAGGAGTAAACATGCTACGCACACGGAATTTAACTTTAACATCAACAGCTCAAGAGTTAACAATTGACGACTCTATTGATACTGCAAATACTATATCAGTACAAAACACAGATGCTTCCGCCCCAATTTATATCGGTAACGCATCAGTTACATCATCTAACTACGGAATTAAATTAGCGGCTGGACAAATTTGGAGTGCAGACTTAGCACCTAACCATCAGATTTATGCAGTTGGAACATCAACAGTAGCAGTATTAATTTTGGAGCGCTAATATGCCATTTACATTTACATCAACACCTGGCGTAACTTTTCCAGGAAACTCCTCTCAATTTTTAATGGGTGATGGATCACTCAGTTCTTCAGGCGGGTCGGGCCCAGCAGGACAAGATGGTCAATACCCAAACTACTTAGGCGAATACAACAACGGTGCTTCATATCCAATCGGCGGAATTGTAAGTATCCCCGTAGGAAGCCCTTATGGAAATCCAGGACAACTATTTATAAGATCTACTAATCCAGGAAATCCAGGCTATCCACCAGGAACTCCGTCTTGGACACAGTATACAAATGGACTTGTAGTTGCAGGTCTTCCTGCATACTTGCCATTAAAATCATTTCAAGAAGCAAGCAATTATAACCTTAACTACGGATACTTTAATCACGCTACAATGGGAGCATCAATTGGAATTGCAAGAACTCCACAAGTAGATGCTTACATGAATTACGCTATAACAGCAGGTGTTCCACAGTCTTGGACATTTAAATCTTTTGGAGAGCATGCAAGTTTTACACTAACACTAGGTGTTCCTTATCCAAACTTTGCTGTAGATAAAGAAGTTTGGTGTTTAAATTATACTGAAACTGCTTACAATGCTATCGCATCTGGTCTTACCAATAATAATGAGTATGGTTTGTTTTTAACTAGGACTGGCGCATTAGGCCCTGATGGTTTTACAGGAACTTTTAATGTCAATGGACCAGCATTGGTTTCAGTTGTCGATGGAATCGTTGTACAAGTAAACTCATTAGATTAATCTTTAACTAAGTTCTGCTATAATTACTAAGTAAACAAAAATATTGTTTTACTTAGGGGATCCTTAGTTGACTAGAAAGATTAAATACTTTTTAACCAGCCTGTTTATTGTGGGCTGGCTTTTTCTTTTTAGTCCTAGCTTTGCTAATGCCAATGAGCCGCCAGCGCCTTCAGAGCAGGTTGTTGTAAGCCCTGCACAGCAGGCAGTAAATACAGCCATTGCAACTGCAACAGTAGAAGTAGCCCAAGCAGCACAAGCCTCAGATACAGCAACAGCAACTATTGCGACTGCAGTACAGGCAGTAACAACATCTAACACAGCCGTAACTGCTGCAACTACTGCAGTAACTTCAGCAACTACTGCGGTAGCAGAAGTATTAAATGTGTCTACGGCGGTAGAAACAGCAACTGCGGTTACACAAGCAGTCACATCAGCCGTAACAACTGTTACGCAAGCAGTAGCAGCAATTCCAGTAAGTGCTACAACTCAAACACCAGAAGTTGTCATAGCCCAAACCGCTGTCACGGCAGCGACCCCCGTCGTTGAGTCTGCAACTGCAACAGTTATAGCAACAGCAACCCCCTTAATGACAGAAGCTCCAACTACCGTTACTCAAGTAGCCACCGCAATTACAACAGAAGTAGCACAGGCTGCAACAGCCTCTACTGCAATACAAGCAGCACAGGCGACAATAGATACCGCAACTGCCACAGTGGCAACGGCAACCACGGCGGTAGCAGCAGTAAACACTGCAACCACAGAGGCACAGACACAATTAACTCAGGCAAATGTTGCAATTAATACCGCTCAAGATGCGGTAAATGCTTTGGTAGCCACAGTTGGAACAACATCAAATGTTTTAGCAAATACAGATGATGCGGGTATCCGCATGAATCTTCCATTTAATTTACAAATGGGTGGAGTCACATACAACAATGTTTATGTTAGTTCTAATGCAACAGTAACCTTTGGAGTAAATGAAGGACAAAACTACTACTCTACACCTAATGCCCCTTCAATTTCTGTGGCAGGGTATGACTGGACTACATGGAGTAATGGATCTGGTATTACTTATTCAACAACAACCAATACTCTATCTATTGCGTGGGACCTTAGAGTATATCCTCTTACTACTGCCGAGACACAGATGACTCAAGTTCGTTTTAATGCCGATGTTAACCCAGCAGATGGCGCATGGCAAGCAGATGTAAGTGTGACTGGACCAATACCAAATGGCGCTAGGTTTAATGTAAGAGAGACAACTGGGGGTGCCGTAACAGCTATTGCTAATACAAGCACTACTACAGGGTTTACTGGAACAATTAATCAAGGCGCTGCATTTACACCTACTCCTGATCCAGACAATGCAACAGTACTAGCGGCAATTGATACAGCAAATGCACAAATTGCTACATTAAACTCAGCAGTTACGGCGATTGTTGCAACAAATACAGCAAATACAACAGCCGCAGTAGCAATTCCTGTAATCGCTACTGTTTCTGCAAACACTGTGACTGCATTAACAACAGCAACTACAACATTAACTACAAAAGTAGCAGATATTGCAGTTGTTTCAACAGCAGTAGAAACAGTATTGGC